TAATAAACTGTTTGAAAAATTAGTTCCGCCTATTTTATGTGCAAGGCCAGCTCCAAGAAGTATTCCGTTGGCTGTAATTGTTCCAGGCGTAACTAGATTACCAGAACTATCTCCAGAAATCCAAGTTGTAGTAGTTGAGCCATCATTACCAGCAATTTTTAATTGTCTATCACCAGTAGCACTATCAGCATTTACATTACCAATGATTACGTTACCATCACCACTTGTGATATTATATCCAGCTTCGTAACCTAAAGCGACATTAATAGAACCAATGTTTATGTTTTGTAATGCACCTTTACCAATTCCAGTATTATTTGAACCAGTTGTAGTATTAAATATTGCCGCACTTCCATATCCAGTATTACGTGATCCACTTGTAATTTTATTACCAGCATTTTCACCCATTGCTGTATTAGCATCACCAGAAGTTAAAGAAACTAAAGTACCAATACCAACTCCAGTATTATAATTAGCACCATTTAAAGCTCCAGTAGTTGAGTGACCAACTAATATACTGTTTGTAAAATTAGCTCCACCAACTTTACCTGGGATTGCGTTACTTAAAACCGATCCATCTCCAAAAGTTGTGTAAATTTCGTTAAAGTTATCATTGATTATATCACCACCAACTCTTAAAGTAGAGCCAGTTCCGTCATTTGCGGTTGAACCAATGTTGATTGTTTGTTTAGCCATAATACCTTAATACCTCTAGTCTATATTTATACGTTAATTTTTATCCATTGTAACAGTACCGCTGTCAAATGTTAAATAAGTTCCAGTGTACGTTACATCTCTATTGTGTGTTATTTGAGTAGGTAACGCAAAATTTGTTCTTAATGTTTGTCCATCTTTATTAGAAGTCATTAAAAATATAGCGTTTTGACCATCTAAAGAAGAACGAGTACCTGTAACTAAAATATTGTTTAATTCTTTAAAATTAATACCAGAGTGAGTATTACTAGTTCCAAATGCTGTATTAGCAAACTTATTTAGTGTACTAAATCTAGGGCCTGCTGAAGCAAAACCTTGAACTATATTTACATTGTTTATTACTCTTCTAACTCTACTTAGGTATGTAATATTAATAGGTGTTCGTTTTAATGTTATATCTCTAGTACTTGAAGTAAATGGCGATACTGTACTACTAAGGAAATCAGGTTTACCCACTAAATGAGCGTTTGCTCTTAATGAAGTTCCATCATCAACTGTACCTAATCTTCGACCAATAATACTAGAGAACAAAGTATTAAGTATACTGAATAATGGAGTTTGAACTCCGCCTGATACAATTCCTGTAATTGGGAAAGTAATTCTAGCATTAATTCTACTTTCTATATTAACTTGACCTGTAAAGTAAAATCCTGAAGCGTGCATAGTCTTTTTAAAACTATCTCTCCAGTCATTTATTGTTCGACCAACTTTAATAACATAAGAAAAATCTTGATAGTATAAACTATCTTGTACTCTCATTGCTGTTTCTGAAACTTGACCGTCTTGTGATAGATATGCGCCTGAAGTATCTACAACACTACCAATAGTCATAGTAGAAGTTGCTAAATCATTTTTAGCAACAGTTGCTTGTGCGCCACCTGCTGATGTTATTGTTGTACTTACGGCAAACGATCCTGTTGGACTTGAAACTTTTAAAACACCTGTACCTGATGTATAAGATACAACAGTTGCTGTAACTGCAACTGAATTAATATCAACTCCAGTAACTACTTCTCCTACTTTATAAGAACCTGATAAATTTGTTACTATTATATAACTAGGTAGTGCTACTGTAGGTGGAGTAGGAGCTGCCTCATAACCAAAACCTGACTCAACAACTTTTAATCCTAATACTCTACCAATATCTGTACCATAAGCAAATATAGTTGCTCCACTACCAGTTGTGTCATCTACTACGACACTAGGTAAAGATTTATAATTATTTCCAGCATTAATAATTCTAATATCTGTTATATCACCTACGCCTGTGCCACTTTCTTGTACAACTTTATTTCCTGTGTACAAATCACCTCTAGTAGTTTCATCTTCGAATACAATATGATCCTCTGTTAAGGAAGTTGAATCTTCTTGGGTAAATCCACCATTAACAATAGAAACTTTTGCTTTAACTGATCCGCCACCTGTTCCTGTATTTGTGAATATTAAATCATCACCAATTTCATAATCAACACCACTAGTACCAATTATAAATTCTGTGATCTTACCTCGACCAACAGCTTCAACATGTACAGTAGCTCCTTGACCACCACCTGTAACAGTAACGGTATCATTTTCATTATATAAACTTCCATCATTAGTTATTATTTGTGTGGCAGGTATACCTGTAACAGCAGCTTTGATAAAACTATCGTCTGTGTCTAATTTTGTTCCTCTAATAGTTTCGTTAATTTCAAAAGTACCTAAAATAGTATCTTCATTTAATATAAATTCTGAAACTTCAGTAGCACCAATTTGTAATTTATTTACATGTTCTATAATGGCAGTAGCGCCAGATGTTTCTCCAGTTATTGTTCTACCAACTAAATCTAAGGTATCTCCAGTTGAAGCAAGTGCTCTTAATATTTTTTTAGTATTCCATTTACCATCAGATACTCTTAACATATTTTCTCTAGGATAAATTGTTTCTGATTTTAAACCAAATAGTAGTTTAAAAAATAATGCATGGCCTCTATCAGTACCTTTTGTTCTATAAAGTGATTTAATATTTTTAATTAAATTTCTTTTATCAATAGATGTATATAAAGTTTCAGGTAGAGTGTTTAAAAATTCATTTCTGAATTTAGTTAAAAAGTTTGATATAACTTTATCAGGATCTCTAAAATTTAATAAGTCTTGTATAGTGTTTACTGGATTTGGTTTGTATATGTTAACTAATGCACTTGCGTTAGATGAATTGCCTAGTATAGTTTCTCCTACAATAAATTTATCTTGTGCTGATATGAATAAACGGCCGTTAACTAAATCTTCCGCTAAAACTGTTGTTGTAGCCTTTGATGTTTGACCTGTAATAGTTTCACCTCTAGTAAATTTACCAAATGTAGAACTTTCTAAAATTATTTTATCACCAGCGTCTAGTTGTGTTCTATCTGTATCTAAACGAGAAGCATCTAATAGTAATTCGTTAGTTTGAGAGGTTTCGGTTTCTAATAAAATACCATCAGTTGTTTGAACTGAAGTTACAGTTAACTCAGCTGATTCCATAAACGTATAATACGTTTTAATGAATTCTAAAAATTTAGGGTGTTGTTCAACAACAAACTCTGGAGCCTGACTATTAATCAGATTAGATATTTTGTCTTTGAATGTCGCCATTAGTAATTAGATGTTGTTGTGTAACCTACACCAGCCGTGGCTGAACCACCAACGAATGTATCTGATTCTACTGTAATTTTTGAGTTTGCTGTATCAATTTCTATAATCTGATCTCTCACAGGAACAATATCATAAGAAGCTGGTTCAACAGTCACCTCAACTACAGTTGATGTTGAATTTCGTATATTTTCTATTGATTGAATGTTTAAAGAGTTAATTGTAATTTGACCTGTCGAGTAATCAACAGTACCTTGTGTACTATTAACATATGTTCTAACTGAACCTACAAAATAATATCTTCTTATATTACCAGCACCATCATCATCAAGGAAATAAATATTCGTATCGCCTGATACTTTGAAACCTGATGTACTAATTACACCACCAGTGCTTGACTTGTGGCCTGAGTGTGGATTGAATATACCATTTCTAAAATATATATCATATCGTGTTGAAGTATTTATTGTTGGTGTAAATGTTTTTCTAACCAATAAACTTGTAACATTAGATAAAATACTACTATCAACATCATCAATTAAACCTGTAACTTTTGAATGTCTAAACACACCATCAAATTTTTGTAATGTGTCTGTATTGTAATTTGAAATCGCTGTTGTAATTTCTGATTTTAAAGTATCAGTATTTTTTGTTGTTGCCTTTTGATCATATTTTATGTTTGAAGTTAAAATAATAAAAGTTGTTTCTGGATCAATAATTATTGGTCTAACAGAGGCAACATTGTATTTTCGTAATTGGGATACTATACTTTCTTTTGTAGCTTCTGTTAAAGTAGAACCTGAAGCTGCCTTAATAGCAATCTTTACAACACCGTAAACTGGTGTTTCATCATTCTCGCCACCCCATGCTGAAACTGATTGAGCATTTGGATATAACTCTAATACTTTTGTTTCATAGTCACTTGTAGTGACCGCTCTGTCTTGTGATGAGTATTGTAAAGGAGCATTATATCTAATTGATTCTTTTGTTTGTGGTTCAGCGCCACCTTGAGCAGTTGAATCTGCTGTGATTGAAACATCTGAAAAAGTTTCAATTGCGCCTGATAAAGTAAAATTAGAAGCACCATTTGCTTCTGTTTTATTCGTAACAACATATTCCATTATTACAATATTACCGTCTGATAAAGATTTACCAATAACACCGTCACCAAAATAAATTTCAAATTTACCATCTTCAACTTCTTGTAAAAAATAAATTTTACTTTCTGAATCTAAGCTTGTAATACCTGTCACTAAATTATATGTTGATGTTGCTGTATCGCCTGATGAATTTTGTACTGAAACTTTTAAAGTTGTTGTATCTGCATTAACATTAGGTATAATAAATCTTTGGTCAGGATCGGAAGTATTAACTGTGTATTTAAAAGTCGTTAATGTGCCTTCGTAAACAGAAATATTTTCAAATTTATAAACACCATCTGTTGGTGTTAAAGTATGAATTTCGTTTGTAACAAATTGATAAGAATTTCCACTTATACTAGATGTGAAAACTGTTCCTTTAGACATTGTAACTGAAGTGCCTGAAGCATTATTAATTAAAATATCTAAACTAGCTGTAGGAGATTTTGCTGATGTAGGAGTGTAACCTAACATCTTAGCAAGTGATACTATATTTTTTCTTATATCAGCACTGTCTAAATACATTTCATTTGCCAACATGTTAGCATTGAAACCTAAGTAGTGTGTATTGTACGCTAATAAATCTAAAAGAATAGAAAATCCTGATCCTTCAAAATTATAATCTTGGAACTCTGATTGACTTTGTAAAAATGTTTTTAAATTTGTTTTTATTGAATCAAAGTCTAAATCGGAAACTGTTAATTTGTTACTTGCCATTTTATCTTAACCTTTGTAAAAATGTTTCTATTACTACCGCATCAGGTACGTTTTGAACATAAAAATAGAGAGAAACTTTTAATCTATTTCTATCGGGATCATCATCTAAAGTAACATTTACTAATGACACTCTAGGTTCATATCTATTGATAACTTCAGCTATCTTTCTTTTTAAAAATATACCAATAATTGGTGTATAATTTTCAAAAAGCAATTCTCTAATACCACAACCTAACTCTGGATGAAATGGTCTTTCGTAAAAATTAGTTTGAACTAAATTTTTAACACTTCTTTTTACAGCATCAATATCTTCTATTCTAGTTACATCATGTGTAACTGGATTTCTAGTAAAATTTAAATCTAAATCTTTATAGTTGTTAATACTTCTCTTACTCTTATTTGTAGATGATGCGTCATATCCTGCCATAGTACCAATATTTATACGTTATTAACCAGCATTTACGTTAGAACTTCCAGTAGAAGCGTTATTAGCCACCCAACTACCGTGACCGCCGGTTGCATCACCAACTCTATGAATAGCTATGCCAT